TTTTCTCGGTAAAAAACCCCGAGGCCACTGACCAAATCCCATCCGGGATGCCGCTGGCCTCGTCGAAGATCACCATCATGCCGTCATGGTTGTGTACACCGGCGTACGAGTCGGGGTTCTCCTCGCTCCACAGCTTACCCTCAGCGGCCCAGTACCGGGTGCCTTTCTTCAAGTCCCGTTCAACCAAGTCAGTCAGCCACGCAGCAGGCACCAGCTTTGTGGCCGAGGGCTCCCACCAGTGCGAGTTGATGCTCATGGTGGCCCACTTGGTCAACTCACCCCATGTGACCGTTCTCAACTGGTTCTCGCTGTTGGCCGACACGATCACGCTTGACCCTATCCGAGTGGTCAGCATCCACAGGATCAGCCAGCTCACCAGAGCCGACTTTCCGATCCCCCGGCCCGATGAGACTGAACGCCGCAGGGCGTCCATGTCTACCTTGCCCCGGTTGGCTTTGATGTGCTCCGCTATAGAGCGCAGCGTGCGCCGCTGCCACGCCCGTGGACCCTTGAAGTGTTCGAGTGGGGTGTTCTTCTGCCCCCAAGGGAACGCAAACAGGACAAACGTCTCAGGGTTGTCAGCGACCTGTGGACTCCACAACTGAGTCATCAGGGTCTGCTCCTCGTCAGGACTATATATTGGCTTTTGCAAATCAATCTCCGGGTCTATGAGTATGGACAATCTTTGCAAGAGATTGATAACAGAGGTGGGCGTCCAAAGGGTTGTCAAACATGCCGAGTAATCGATTTTTACCGTCAACTCTCATCTGAGCCGCCCATTTTTCACGGTGCGCCCACCAACTAACACCCTTATACCCAGATGTGTTGTTTCGCCGAATTTTTGAGTTTTGACTATTTTGCGAGTTGGTGGCTTCGCGCAAATTCTCGAATCGGTTGTCTGTTTTTACTTGGTTAATGTGGTCAATTTGGTCGGACGGCCATACCCCAGTTACATAAAACCAAGCAAGTCTATGCTCGGTGTGCAATTTGCGAAATAACTGAATAACTCGGTACCCTTTACTGTTTACTGTGCCAGCAACGGTCCCCGGAACAATACGTCGCGCAGTTGATACTTTCCACACAAACACCCCAGTTTGAGGGTTGTAATCCAACACCTGCTTCAGGTGGTCAAGAGACAACGACATATGCGAATTCCTTAAGTAGATCAATACAAGTCTACGTTTATTATATGTCAGGTGTTGTCCAATCTGGGGGTCACATCAATCACATCACCCAAGTCAATCACCCGGGCCTGGGCCGCTGCCAACGCTCCCGTGATGCTGATCCCACCGGTCATTTCGATGCTGGTGGTGGCTCCGTACTTTTTCCGATTGTGGGCTCCCATGAGCCACTTGCGAGTGTCGATCTTGAGCCGTGACCGGTTCACATCCTCCAGCGAGTCATCGGCATCGGCAATCTCGATGATCTCCCCGGCCATGAACTCGGTACGCATCTCTTGGGCTTCGTCAAACAGCTGCCTGCGAGTGGGGTCTTTCTTGATCCACCGGTAGAAGTCGTTGTAGTCGATCTCACGCTGGTCATCCCGCAGCACTTGGGACAGCGACTTGCCGTGGGCAATCGAGTCGATGGCACGCATGAACACCTGCTCATACTGAACAAGTACGAGTGCTTTGCCCTCAGGCGATGGTTTGGGAGGCGCGGGTTCCAGCCAGTCTGGTAGCAGTGTGTCATCTGCGCCTACGGATTGAGAGTTCGAGTTTTCCATAGTGGTACTGAGTCTATCACTTGGGGGTGATTTTGTGGGACTGAGATTAAGTGAACCTATGGGAACCCACTGGGTCTAGGTGTTACTGAAAAATTTGAAAAATTTTGTCTGATACCTCCGTTACCGTGACCCTCGCCTCGTCGGCCCCACCCCCTCCCCCTCGGAATCAGGTGACACCCAGCACCCGCGCACCAAAACAGTGAGCACTGACTAACGTGTCATGTTAGTGAGCACTGACTAACTTAATCCAGATGCAAATGATTCTCATTCACCAATGAACCCAGTGGATCAGGTGATTCAGATGAACCCAGTGGGTTAATAGCTCACTGATCCCACTGGGTTATGTTAGTGACTACTGACAACTGCGACTCCGCGCGGGCGCGATGATTCCGGATAAAAACTATTCGTGATTCCTGTTTAACCCACAGAATCCAAAGGAACCTTTAGAACCCAGACAACCAATGAATTCCCAGAATCCCTAGAACCCAGCGAAACCCTGCCCCAATGATCACATCCGATGGCTGGCACCGCTTAACCCTGTGACAGATTCACCTGATCTCTATATAAACACGTTCCAAAATCTTCTTCTTATTATGAAGAAGCTGTATAATCTACCCTGTTCATCTACAACTCAGTCACAACTGACACTTGAAAAAGCACCCAATGGCATACCCAAAAACCGATGATTTCTACCGTGAATGCATGGCGCGTTTCACATTCGACCATGATCTGAACAAGTTCATGGAAACCCGACACAAGGCTGACTTTTCGTGGAAAGAGCCCGCTGGCACAACTACACCGTATGGCGTACGGCTGACTGTGAACAACTGTCACGTACTCGCTCACCATTTGGTGTGGCGCATGGTGCATGGTGATTGGCCTAACGGGTATCAGGTCAAGCACTTGGATGACGACGTGTTCAACAATGACCCCGCGAACCTTTCAGCACCCAGGCGAAACAAGAAGCGCAAGAGAGCCACCGATGTAGTCGACTTTCTGAAGTCGTTAGGCGTGTCAGACAGGCAGCTCAATCGAATGCAAGTCGAGCAGGTCCGCGCAAAGATGGGCGACTTAGAAGCGTTGAAGCTTGAGTTGCACTACGGCATGATTGATCAGGACCAGTACGAAGATGCACTCGAAGTGCTGGAAAGCGATCAGCGCCGCGAATTCAGGGAAAACACTTAAAAGAATTGTGCAAACCCAGCGGGTCAAGTGATAGAATAGACCCACTGGGTTAAACCAGTCACTGTAACCCGTAATTAGGAACTCACCATGAAGCAAGTACTCTTCGCCGTCCTCATCGGCCTTGCGCTGTGCGCCCTCGTTCTTCACGGGCTCGATGCCCTGTTCATGTGATAACCCAGCTCAAAGCCTCTAGGGGCTTTGGGGTGTGCATCCCGCCCACCGTATAACCTGTAACCATTGAAAGACTGTAATGAAAACCACTGTTTCCTCTTATGAATTTGACCGCGCTTTTGTTGACGCTGGCCGCCAAGACCAATTCAGTTATGAGGGCCGCGCCGTTCTATTTGCGTACCTTGAAGAACTCGAAGCCTCAACAGGTGAAGAACTTGAACTCGATGTAATCGCCCTGTGCTGCGACTACTACGAAGCCTCAACAGAAGAAATCATTCTCAACTATCGCATTGACGTTGAAGGGCTTGATGATGACGAACAGCTTGAAGCCGTGCGCGAGTACTTGATGGATAACGGCGCGTACTGTGGCGAAACCGCCACCGGCTTTGTTTACTCTGCGTTTTAAAAGGGTCACCATGTTTGACGTTCAATACAACCGCAATACGTTTAATCCTAACCTTCCTAAAAAGTGGATCCACGCGCACCGCGCCGACACTGTGGAAGCTGCCCGTGCTTACCTTGTCGCCACCCGTGCCAAGTTTAAGAACGAATTCGGATACCCGTCTGACGTGCAATACAGGATTGTTGAAGTCGAGCCTGTTATTGAATGCGTTGAAGACGACGACCACGGCTTGACTCACGCAGACCGTGCGCAGTTTTACGGACCATCGGTTCGCATTTAAGGGGAATCCGAATGAACCTGTTAACCCTCGAATCGAGCGAAGCCGAGCGCATCGCATACACCGAAGGCTTCATGATGGCCGCTGAGTTGTTCAAGCGCATCAACGACCTACAGTCTGAGCGTGACGCTCTCAAGCGTGAAAACGACATCCTGATCGATCAGCTGCACGACTTGCAACTGAAGGGAAGCTACTCATGACGTGGCCGTTTCCACCCCCATCTGGCCCCGTACCTTGGACCCCTGAGCAGGTCAAGCGGTACGCTCGGGAGACACGCGAAGCCCTGCCCCCTGCACCATTCGTGAAGGGGCTTGCATGACCGCCCTGATTGCCCTAGCCGTTGTCGCCATCATCGTTGCAGCATGGGACAGTTGACCCGCGCCGCATAACCCCATCGCCCCTGTAGACCCGCTACAGGGGCTTTTTTAACCCTGACCCTATGCAACCCTTATGACCGACACAAAAGCCCCTCAAAACCCCGAATTCATGGCCGCCTTGGCCGCCCTTGTCGCCCGTCACCAGTTGACCGAAGCCCAAGCGGCTGGTCTGATGGGTGTCCCCGTGTTCACCCTTCGCAAGTGGTCCAATGGCACCAGGGCACCCAATGCCGCTGCTGTTCGCTTGCTGGAGGTGCTGGACATGCTGAATGCCTTCGCCCCTGCCCTGCTGGCGGGCCTTATCCCTGCTCCCACATCGAAAGCGAAACCATGAACCCGTTTGACCACTTTGATAAATTGTTTGGTGACTTGGGTTTGTCGCCTGATGACGCCGCCCTGTACCTGTTCCTTGCTGGCTGGAACAGCGCCCTTCGGGAGATGGCCGCGCACGTTAAAGCGATGCCGTTTGAGAAAGACACCCAGGACAGCTTCGCCGTGTACTTCGAGCGTCAAGTAATTGACGTGGAGGCGATGAGCAAATGAAACCCTGCACCATGTGCCACCGTGACCGACTGCCCGAGGGCGGGGTACAGATGACCCCTGCCAAGTGGTTTTGCCAGTCGTGCTGGCTTAAATTCAGCTTGAACCGGAAATAAAAAAGGGGCCAATGGCCCCTTTTTCAATCCAACAACTCAGCCCCGTGTGTTCGGGGCTTTTCTTTTGTGGACAGCCTGTAGATATCGTTTAACTGGCGCTGCTTCGCCTCAATCACTGCTTTGCGATGCTCTTTGAACTGAACCGCCAAGGCGGGGTTGATGGCCCACTGGGCGTGGTGCTGTGCCTCTTTGCTGCCGTCATCCATTCGCATGACCCAGCGCCCCTGCTCAAGTGGGTACATGGCCCCGTAAATCATTTGGTCCTGCTGCCAGACGTTGGTCTTTTCGATCTGCCTGCGTGCTGATCGTTTGATCTCGGCCATTGTGATGGTCGGCTCATCTGCGTGCTGGATGATGTGGTCACGCAACCATGTGTCGAAGTTGGACGACCCAGACAGCTCTGTCAGGGCGTAGCGGTAAGCCGGGACCACGTAGTCCTTGACCATCTCAATGACCCTGTGGGCGATGCTTGCGGACACCGTTGGACCGAAGGGCGACTCAATCAGGTGGAACATGAGCATCAAGCGCCCGGTCAAGCCCTCGATCTTGCCAAAGGCAGTCATGAAAGTGTCGTCTGACTGGAGGAGCCGTTCATCGTGGCGCTTAGCGTCATACCAGTCTTGGAACTCTTGAAACAGCGCCTTGGCCTCTGGACTCAGTTGGTAAGTCATCGGAGGCAGGGCGTAAACAATGCGCAGGGTCTGATCCCACTGGGTCTTATTGAGCAGGTAGTCGGGGATTTCTACGGGCTTGCGGGTCAGGTCACCATTGAGGATGCACGGCACAAACCGTTGCACCAGTCCATCGGCTGACAAGTTGCTCAGGCTCTCACGGAACACCCTTGGTTGAATGTTGCCGTAGATGCTGACGGCCAGATTCTCGGCAAAGATCGACCCGCTGCCCACACGGTCCATCTCGTAGCTGCTGGACTCATAAGCTTTGACCCAGGCGCTGCGATCCTCGCCACTGGTCTTGTCTGTCAGCTTGCGCACCCATGAGTTCATCTCGTCCAAGGCGCACAACAGCCCTCTAGGTCTG